TGCTTCCTGAAAGGTCGAGGCCTCCGTAGCATTCTTCACCCTGCAGTTCATGGAGATCGAAATCCTCTTCGCACCCCATCCACACATCGCTGCTTATCCATGGGTTATCAGCATCAACCCACTGGCAGAAGTTGAGGCGGCGGACAATACTCTCTTTCGACGGCATGCCCCTCGCCTGCGTAACCTGCTCTCGCAGATACCTTTCTGTAAAAGTATGGCCGAGAGACGGGTTAGCTTTCTTCCAGCAGGATTCGTCCTTAAACGGGTCCTCACCTTCATCAAGCGAGCAGATGAATGAAAAGAAGCTGTCATCCTCGATAGAGCCCTCAGCAACTTTTCGCCCATATTCGTGATAGTCGTAACAGACGCTGGTTTTGTCGTGGCCGCTGTTGGTGATCATGAAAATCAACGCCTGGCGACGGCCTTTCGTGCCAGCGCGCATCATTTCTACGACCTGATTGTTTTTGTGCTCGTGGATTTCGTCAATCAGGGCACAATGCGGGCGCGGTCCAGACTGCCCATCGTCAGAGCTGATGGGTCTGAAGAAAGACCCCGTCTGAAGAAAAGCCAGGTTCCACTCTTTACCGGCACCACCAGATTTATTGATCCGCTGCGCCAGCGCCGGCGACTGGTCCACCATCGCCACCGCATCACGAAACAGGATCATGGCCTGGTCTTTTTTCGTGGCCGCAGCATACACTTCAGCGCGGGGTTCTTTGTCTGCTACCAGGCAGTAAAGCGCTATTCCCGCTGCCAGCGGTGACTTTCCGGAACCTTTCCCGGATTCGACGTACACCATTCTAAATCGGCGATAGTCATCCGAGTTTTTCCAGCCAAATATCGAACCCACGATAAAGCATTGCCACGGCAGCAAATTGAAGGGCTTTCCCTCATGCTCACCGCCATTCAGCTTCAGCACTTTGGCAAAAAAGTCGATGGCGCGCTGCGCAGCTGCAGGATCCCACACCAGCCCGCGGGCGTGACAGGATTCCAAATCTTTAAGGTGTCGTTTACAGGAATTTCGGATATCTGGCCCGGCAATTTCCTTACCGGAATCCACATCCATCGCATATCGCGTTGCGGGATCAACCGAAGAACTGGTTGAGCGGGTCTTCTTCTTTTTCTCCACCATCAACTTTCACCTTCGTTCTGGCGGCCGGGGTGAGACCGAATTCAACCAGGTAGCTTTTAAAACGGCGATCGGCATCTGCCAGCATGGCGACAGCCGGATTCGCTTTGATCAAAAATCCGCCTTCTGTCTGCACGGTGTACGTTCGCCCCTCATCGGCAATTGTCAGGCGCAGCTGCAGTATGTCGGCGTAAATATCACAGAGACGTTCGAGCGCCAGCGTATCGGCAATGGTCAAAATACCCATACCGTCGAGCAGCACGGTTAGTTTTCCCCATGCAACTTTCCCCCAGTCAGTGAGGTGCTCAGGTGGGCTTGGGATTTCTCGCGCCGGAGTGGGCTCTTTGTCGTTGAGTTTGCGTTTGCCCGGGTTGCCGGTTACCACTTTCAGGTGGGTCGGTTTCGGGCGTCGTCCTGCCATCGGAACCTCCCGGAAAAAAACTTTTCATTTCGCGGTTGTGCACAAAAAGGACTGGCGGCGGTCATTTGCGGTAGGGGGGGTGAACTTTTACCCCGCCCCCTCCCCTCGGCTAGCGGAACAAATGAGAAGCGTTATCGTTTGAACCAGTGCGATGTCGGGTCGAGGGGGATGCCGTTCTCGTCGCAGCCTATGATGGAGCCTCTCTTCTCCATCCTCTGCTTCGTTGAGTCATGATGCTGCTTACACAGTCCTTGCCAGTTACTACGGCTCCAGAAGAGTTTCTGGGCTTTGCTTATGGCAGCCGCATCACCAGAACGAAGCGCCTCTTTCAGTTTGTGAGGGGTTATGTGGTCAACTACCGTTGCTGCTGCCACCCTTCCCTGCTCCTGACACATCACACAGAGTGGATGGGCACGAAGGAAGACAAGGCGCTCTCTGTCCCATTTGCTGCCGTAGATACGTGGTTCTTTATTCACGCCAGCCTCCATGCTCTGCGCCGCTCTGTGCGTGGCGCTGCATCTGGGTGCTGCTCAACCGGTTCGCCATCTGCATGGTCCACCAGCGACCAGCAGGGATAGACCACAGCGCCACCATAAGCATCACCCACGGCATAATCGGCAGGCTTACAACAGTCCCATTGAGATAGCACACGGTTGATGCTTTGAGGAGGTATGCTGTAGCACACGCCATGTATTAGGCGTTGCAGCATAATGAAGTCAGACCTCACCTTATCCGCACTAATCAGGCGTTCAGCTATCTGCATTTGGTATTGCGGTGGCCGTCCGGTGCCCAGATAAAAACTCAGCATGTCGCCAGGGAAACGAGCCAGCCAGCCCGTAAGCTTGTCTCTGAATCCACGTACTGGCAGCGCGTCCTCTTCAAGTATCACTACCCGGCAAGATTGCTCAGCAGCCCATTCGATAGCGCGCCGGTGATTCCAGTTCGCACCGTGGTCACCGTCATCAATAAGCAGATGAGCATTCAGCAACGCGGCAAGACGTTGCGCTTGCCCTAAGCGGGTGTGATGGCCGACCACCACAAACTTTATGTCTTCAGCCACCAGCGAATCTCCAATTAAAAAGCCGCACGAAGGCGGCTACTGTCTTTATATCAGGATGTTACTTTGCTTTAGCCTTGTTTATTGTGTACGTTCAGCCCATCAGTGGTTGGACACTGATGCACTTAAAAAAGAGGGATGGTTGATTACCTCTGAAAAGGACAATGCTTGTGTCACAAAATGAAATAGACAAAATCAAAGAAGATATTCAGGTACTTCAATATCGCATGGGAGGTGCAGAGTATTTGATTAAAATACTAGTACAGAAAATGCACCCTAACGAAATTGCTGCAATAGAGAGCGAAATCAATAACAACATCCAAAAATTTGGACAAAACAGCGCTGTTGCAGATGTTCTTAATGAATCACTTCGGCTGCTCAATAAGTAAATCCTCTATACCTTTTTTTGCGGCCTGTGAAATGGCCGCTTTTACTCGAGCGATTTCTTCATCCTCCAAGGCGTGTCGGGCTTCAATAGCTTTCATCTTCTGTTCCAGTTGTTCAATGCGATACTCTAAAGTCATAGAAACCTCTCATCATTTATGACGCCACCACGCGTTTTCTTTTCCAATACCATCAGTTTTGAACACTGTATGAACCAAGGACCCAGTGACCAACCTTTCAGCGAATGACTGCGCAACAATGCCGAACGCCAGCATGTCACCCACCGCGGCGCCAGCCTGTTCTTTCTTCCAGAAACGATAGCTCTCGATCCGGTAGTAAAGACGGATGATGCTGTGAGCGAACGCCATTACATCAGCGCGGGTGCCACCCAGCAGACCAGCGTTAAGCATCACATTATTGCGGTGCGCTTCAATGAATTCCTGATAGATGCGCTCAGGATGATTCTGTTTCGCCCAGGTGTCGGCGTAGGTCTTCGGTTCAGAACCGACATATACCTTTCCGGGCTCCATTTCTTCCCACGGCGCGCGAAGCATTTCTACATCGGTACCATCAGTACACCAGACGAACCGGTATTCAGGGTGTTCGCGTAGATGCTGCCAGATGTGAAGCCAGCGCCGGAAGTAGACATTCATCTTCACGTCATGAACGCGATACAGCTCAACGTCTGCCGGTGCCGTCTGTAGTTCATCCACCAGTGCGATACGGCCACAAGTTCGAAGCGAGGCAGCCCACCTGGTCAGCATGTCAGGTGCGGCCGCCATTTTCGTACCGCGCTGCGCGTCAGGCTGACTGGTGAGCAGCGTTGTGATTACTACGTCGCGTTGCTGCCGGTATTCAACGTAACCGGTATACCCGGTATCGCGCCGTTCGTTGTGGATCTTCACGTTACGTTCCACCAACGCCTGGCGGTCGGGCCTCGGCACTGAACGCTCTACGGCCTCATGCTCATCTAGAGAATGAATCAGCTTTTCTGAACCGACCACATCGGCGTAAGCCCATGTGGTCATTCCAGCGTTATGGATGCGCAGGGCAAGGTCGCTGTGTTCATACATACCGCGTCCGTATACCGGGTCGAATCCGCCCACCTTCTCGATGGCGCTGCGGTGGTAATAAAGCATCACACCACGCTGCCCGGTGTAAGCCACATGCTGATCGTCACGGTAAAGCACCGAAAGGTCATTCAGCTTGTTCGTGCCAGCAAGATCGAGAAACTGGTAAGCCAAGTGTGGCTCGGGTGATTCGATGTAGGGAAGATGCCAGTTATCGGCGATGGGCCAGGCATCATCATCCCACAGAAAAAGATGCTCGCACCCGGCATCCATCAGGGCTGACAGGCTGGCGTTCTTCGAAGCAACAATACCGAGTGATGTTTCATGGCGAAGCAGCTGCACGCCGTGGGGAACTACAGCTGCAGGTTTCGAACCATCATCCACAACCACCACCAGCGCACCAGCTGGCAGGTGCTTCATGTGCTGTTCGATAGCTCTTTTCAGAACGTCGGCTCGCTGGTGTGTTGTTATTGCAATTCCTATCCGCGATGAAATTGCGCAGGCGGGTGCATACGGGACACCATCAATAGTGACCTGCATAATTGCTCCTTGGCCCATTATGTAATATTGCTTGGATAAGTTTTAGGTTTCATATACCGATCTTTGTCGCAATTCTTACAACTCAAAAGTTGAACAACTACACATCATTTAAATGGATATGCTATTCTCTTCATGGCCCTTCACTTTCTCATTTACCATCCTATCAAGTATAAGGAGTTGTCCATATGGGTCTCAAAGTCAAAAAAAACACTCCTAAATTATCGAATATTGGCACGGGTATATACTTTGAAAATTGCGGCCACGTATTAATTTCAGGAATAAATTCTTACGATAATTATGGCACTGGAATCACAGCGCATAATGTTCAAAATCTAACATGTGTGCAATCTGTGTTTAATAATAATACCGATATAGGCATTTCAGTCTCTAACACACAAGCATCAAGCTCTGAGGAAACAAAAAAAATGGCATTAAATATTTTTAACAATACAGTAAACAATTCTGAAATAGGAATAAGTGTTCCAGAATCAATGCATGGAAATATCTCTGGAAACATTACTAACAATACAAAGATAGCTCTTCAGGTAAGAGATAATCCTTTACTGGTTAAAATGTTAAAGGAAGGATACCCTCATGATAAATTACTTGAATTAATCAAAGAACTAAAAAACCATCAGGTTCTTCCAGAGGACGGTGGCAGGGGCATTGCCGAAAAACATGGCATTATCGAATGGTTGGCACCTGGCGTCACAGTGATGGAATTCATAACTGCAGCTATAGAATTAGCCAACAATTTATAATAATTGAAAATTTTTAGTATCATCCACCAATAGGTTTTCTCATTCTTATCTATTGGTGGAGTTAAGAAATATGAAACTCACCTGCAGGTGAGCTTTGTAATGGCT